TTATCTCTCATAATTGAATATCTCCGTCAAAATTACTAAATTTGTGGTAGCTTGATATAAACTTTGGCGTAGCCATCTTCGTCCTTGCTGGACATAAACTGCCCAACCTTTGGAGTAGCAGCATCGCCAAGACTCGTTGTGGTAAGCAAACCACTATGTTCTAGATAGGCGGTATTACCACCAGCGGGACTAACACCTGGGTAAATCTTATCAGTTGTTACCCAGCCATCTCGCAATAATGTCACCTTCCCGCCAAGATTTACTTCGTCTTTGTGGAAGTTGATGTGGTAGCGAGTTTGGTCAACATTAACCATGTCATTGAGCAATAGCCCAATGGGAACGCTGCCCGATGGCGTAGCGTCATACGTCACAACAGCCGCACTCTGGTCTAGAGCAACGCCAGAACCAGCGGTGGACAAAACGGCAACGCCGCCCTTTTCGGCGACCTCGCTCATAAAATAACTAATATCGTCTACAACGATGTGTCTATCACCTTTCAGCGCCATAATTTAATCTCCGAAAAAAACTATTTCTTGTTCTTGAAATGTTCAACCAACGCGGCTTGAAGTTCGGCACGAGCAGATTCGGTCGGGTCCGCCGTGAGATTTGGGTCCGTAACTTCTGTTTCAGTTGCAGTTTCCAGAACCGTGGCATTGGCATTGGTCTCTGCTGTATCTACGGTTTCGTCGTTGGCTTTGGCATCCTTTTTCTTATCTTCATCTTCCTTCATTTTCTTTTCTTTATCCGCCATCATGGCTTTTGCCTTAACCAACTCTTCTTGCATTGTTGCAATCTCACCAAACTTCTCGTCATTAAGATCGGCGAACTTATCAACCAGCTTCTCGGCGTCGGTCTTCTCCAAACCCTTATCAACCAAAATCGAAACTCGGTTAGTCCGCAAGATATTGGCTTGAATCTGGCTCAACTCAGCGGACTTCGCCGTTAAGTCAGTCTTTGCCTTCTCAAGATCGGTCGTTAGTGACTCAACGGTAGCCTTAACGGCGGACAACTCTGTGTTTTGCTTCTGCAAATTTACAATCTCTTCATCTTTATCAGCAATACTAGCGGTAAGTTCGTCCATCTTAGCTCGGGTAGCCGCAATGTCGGCGTCCTTAATTTGCTGCTTTAGTGAGGCGATTTCGATTTGCATCTCTTGTACGTTATCATTAGGCATAACATCTATCTCCTTCTGTAATTTACTTACACCAATTTCGCTAAAACTGTTAAAAATTATACTTGCTGGATTTGCGGGCTTCTTAACAAGACCCTTTCCAGAGAAAGTAATATTACGTAAAACACGACCAATAGAACGACCTTTATATTCACCAGTTCCACCATAAATACGCAAGTGTTTGGTGTGGTACGCCGTCTCTTTATTTCGCGGCAATATCTCGGCTATTGACCCATCTTCACCCTTAAAGGCATAATCAAAATTGGTAAACAAACACTCCATCGAAACGTACCATTCGCCCTTACGGATTCCCTCAATAAGTTCCGCCACCTCTTGAGTAAGGTCTGGGTCTCGGCTTTTAATGTGCTTATAGATTACGGCACTATTCAATAGGTGATAGGCATCGGGTATATCTTCTTCGGCGATGTCGTCCGCAATGACGTTATATTCTGTATCGACCGGCCAGCTTCCAGTAATATGTCCAATAATCTTGTTGGGGTCGTGCCCAAGATTGAATGGCTTGTCTTCGGCGGTATTACGAGCCGCCCAAACCTCGTCCTTCATAAAACAGTCGTCGTTTTTATTCCAGCCAACACTGGCTAAAATCGTCCTCAAGTAGAATAGGTCGTGCTGATTAAGATTGGTGCCCATAGCCCGCATCGCTGCCAAACTCTGATTGACATAGGCGGTTGGTTCGTCCATATCAACTATTTCGAGCGGACTAGCCCATGATAATGAGCCATGAGAGGGGTCTTTTAGAACGTCTTTTAAGCCGTCCGCAATCTCAGCCTTAAATATTCTCATTCTTAATCCACTTGAACAGCAAGGATGGGTAGGCTATCGTAATAGTAAGAAAAAGATAACAGTCGCCACTGATTGGTCGTTGAAATCCGCAACCCCTAAGAGATGGCAAAACGTATAGAATGGTGGCGGCGACCCCAATACCAACCGCAAAATACGAGCAAATCACCAATAAAAGAAGAAATAGCATATTTACCGTTTGAGATATTTGCGGATAGCGTTTTGGGTTTCGTCTACCCCATAAAAGCCTTTAACCGTTTTCTTATCTGAAATACTAGCGAGCGCGGCACCAATTTCTTTTGCGTTGGAATAATAGGTGACGGTCTTCGTTAATCCATTGTCTAGTTTGGTCGGGGCAGAAATGCTTACAGAGGGTGGGTAAGAATCATTCCCTAGATAGGCATTAAAAGAAGCGGCGTCTTCGACCTTTACGCCGTCCACCGTAACTTCCATAGCATAATTTTCTGTATCAACTACGCAATTTATTTTCGCCACAATCACCCCCTATTAATAGTGAGTAGGCAACAGCCTGAATCTGTCTTATTTCATCTAGAACTAGTGTTCGATTTAATTTATCGGCGGCAGATTTTACCAACGATAAAGCCATGCTCTGATAATCTTTCGGAATGGACATATCGCCTTCTAGCATTATATACACCGATTTTTCACTAATTTTAGAAAAAGGGGCAGTCTTAGCAAGGGCGGCAAACTTTATGTCTTCCAAATAGGCGGCTTCCGCATCGGTTAATTGTCTTAAATTATCTTTGTGTAAAACCGACAGAAGGGCGGGTTGTAATAGATCGGCAATTTCCTTTTGTGCTTGTTTTGCCCACGTCAATCTGGTGAAAAACCAAGCGGTTTCATCCAAATCTTCGCCAAGTGCTTTCGGTGTTCTCGCTTTCCGTTGGGATTTATCCTTGGAATTGCGAGGGCGACCTTGTTGTGGCTGTCCACCATTTACATTAGGATCATTGCCGCCGCCAGTATTTGCGGCTTTCTTCACCTGTAATACAAAGGGCGGTACTTCGAACTCTTCTTTAATGTCTATTCCAGACTGTTTGGGTGTAATAAACCCGCGAGTGAGCGCCGCCCTAATAAGTTCAAATTGTTTGTCGGGTTGGAATGGTCCTACCTTGGGAGCCATTAAATCGTCGTCTTGTTCTTTCATTTCGCGCCGCATACGAATTTTCTCTAGTTCGGGTATTTCCCCCATCCTCTTTTGTAAAGCCTCTACACTAATCAAATTGCGGTCTGCAAGTTGTACCAAAAGGGCTTTTTCGGCTACCTCA